CCGAATATATGATGTTCGGCCAGCGGAAGTTGAAAAAAGACACCACCCCCACTAATTTCTTCCCATCAAGTACCGCAAAGCACTGACACGGCACAGACCCACCACCCAGGCGTTTTTGCAGCCACTTCAGCAGCAGCTCGTTTTCCTCGGGGGTTGGAAGTACCAGTTTCACCGTTCGTTCATCATATATTCGGCGCGTCCGAAACCATCAAGTCCGTCCTGTACCACGAAGGTCTTTCGCCCTCGACAGAGATTGACACCTGTGGCGAAAGTACCTGGCCATAGCCTTCGGCCAATACCCAGTCACCCTTGACACTACTCGCTGAACTCCAGGGACTGCCCCACGGACTGCCCCACGGCGTACCCGACCCTCCAGTGGTAGTCGCTGTATTGACCGTAGCGTTGACAAAATCATAGGCGATTTCAGACCCCACTGAGAAATCATCAGTGCCTGAGAATACCATGCGATACGACTCGACCTTTTTGTTGTTTGGTGAGCCTAGGTCGTTCCACGCCTGCCTTGCAGCAGCGCTGATATTGGAGCCATCGTCGTTCGTCCCGGTGTCGGCCTGGTAGACAATGCCGTCACCTGTACCGCCAAAATACAACTCACTGTCGTACACCGTCCATGCTCGTGCGTTCTGGCCGGTAAATCTTGCGGGTGCCCCGGTTTCCATATTGACGACATACTGTTCTGCGGTGGTGGTGGAAACAGGGATATTCAGGAGCAGCATATTCCTGAGCCCGTAATACACCGCGTCCCACCCAAAATTCGACCTGTAGGTAGGTCCGGCAAGTTCCAAAGCGCCCCTCAGTTTTGTCGAGGGTGGTGAGACTTGCGAAAACGCCGACGGCAGGAAAACCGTATCGGTTTCCGTCAAAACCATGATTTCAGCGCCGACCTTCTGAATTGCCCTGCGTCCCAAAGGCACGGGGATTTGATAACTACCAACTAATGCCCAGTCGGATGAAGAACCGGGATCGGAACCTTGATACACCAGAACTTCACCGGAGGACATGACGAAAACGGCAAAGTCGTCAACACCGGAACCACCGTCCACGGTCCAGTTTGTCATGGCGACAAGATTTCCGCCTCTGCGTGCGACCTCACCCAACGCAAATTCCGTACAGGCGCCTCCCAACGCATCCACGGCCGAATACCAGAAGCTCGGACTACCGCCCTTCCAGAAGTATGAACGGCTTTTGTAGACATGAATACCGATCAGGTCCGAGGCCGTTCCGACACCGGAAATCGTCATGGCACCCACGGTAGTCCCGTCAAAGTCCTGCGGAGCATCCGCGCCATTCACTAACCCCATGACACCGTTCATCATGGAGGTCTGCCACTGACCCGAGGTAAAACTCCCGGCAAGACTCGTAGCAGCACCGGCACTGGTGGCGTCGTAGATATTCGTAGGGCTTGCAGCGACGAGCTTTCTGGTTGTACCGTCGAAAAACTCAGCCACGGTATCGACATTTCCTGAACCTACACCTGTGGCGTGTTCGATAAAACCACGACGCAAGGAAACGTCCCGAATCTCGGGATAGAAGTTGACCAGGTGAGTCGCATCCGTCGGCCCCATTTGCACGGGGTCGTCGCGGGTGTTCCAGCCTCCAATCGGTGGTGGAAGCGTTACGCGCCTCGACTTCTGATTACGAGGAATCGAAGTTGGCGTCGGGTATATTAGCCGGGGCCGGTCTATTCCCATCGAGCCGCACCTTTATCGGGTTGATCTGTGCCTTTCTGGTGTTCAGGCACCTCTGGTATTCGGCCTTTTCCTCGGCGTAGGGCTGGCCCATGCGATTCAAAAGCCGCCAGATAATCCCAAGCTCAAACACTTCCTCATCAATAACGCCGACGTCCGTGTCGGCGGTCCAGACGCTTTGCCCCGTGCCACCGGACGATTCGCAGTAGTTCTTTGAAACATACTCAAACGCGATTGTCTCGACAGCGGTGGGCGTGGGCTCGATCAGAATTTCCTTGTCGGCACCACGAATGCGAAATCGGTCATTGATAGAAACGGTTGCCAGCCCCGATTGAAAAAACTGCCATTCGTTCGGCAGTATCGGGAAGTTCCGTCGATTGGTGGTTCTGTTCCAGTGCGTGTCAGGCACAAAATGGTCGAAGTCAGACGGTGGACTGTATTCCACCTGTGAGGCAACGGTAGAAAACGTGTGTTCCTTGATGAGATACGGGTGATTGCACTTCACCAGCTCATTGCCGGTTCGTATGGCATAGCGTAAACACCGCCTTGCGGTGGTATCGCTTGAACCAATGATGGTAGACGGCCTGCCAAGACCGACTTCATCGGCTGCATTTTGGCAAATCGTCTTTAAAGTCATGCGGCCTCAGTCTTTTTCGGGCGACCGGGCTTGCGTTTTGCCTTGAGTTTGGTGTTTTCCTGCTCAAGTTCCTTGACGCGATCCTCAAGTTCCTCGACCTTCGTCGCGGCTGAAAGATCAGACTCTGCGAGCTTTTTCAGCGCCATATAACCATTGGGCAGTTGAGTGGCATCCGAATCCCGGAGCTGTTCGACCGTGAACACGTTTCTGGCCTTCAGGGTTTCCACTTGAGCCACACTGACTCTCGGCCACTGTTCGATCAACCAGCCCTTGATCTCGGTTTTCTCGCCGGCCTCGTATTTGTGAAACAGGTTCGGGTAACGCTCCCTGTCGGTGGACTTCACCGGCTGGTCGTAGACCTCACGCGAGTTCTTGACCTTCTTGCGAATGTACGGGACTTCCTTGAATACCGGACGCCCTTCTTTCTCGCTGGCCTCTTTGTCCTCGACGGCGCGTTCGTAAATCTCGATGAACACCCCGTCCTCGATACCGACTGCTTTCATATTAGCTCCTGAAAAAAGGGGGCGGTTTCCCGCCCCCTGTGCTTAGAACGGAAACGCGCAGATGATCTCGTTGTCGGAGAGATCGCCGGCAATCGCACAGACGTTATCGGTGACTGCCGCCGATACGTCGAGCGTACCGTCAGCAGAGCCCGTTGGCGTCAGCGGATCACCATCAGCACCCGCAGTCAGAGCAATAGAGAGCGTTGCCGCACCCCTGATCTGAATCCACAGGTATTCATCTTCACTTGCCGTTACCGGAAGTACGCCGGCCCCGATTTCCACCGAATCACTCAGGTCGGATGTGACCTGGTTGTTCTTGTAGCCATCGAGCGTGTAGTAGTAGCAAACCTCGCTTGCCACTCCGTCCGTTGCCGCCGTGCCTTCCTTGTACTGCACGTACTTGTAGATTTTCCCGTCGTTGTCCATACCCAACTGGCCGAGTTTAAATTCGGCACTCGTTGAGGCAGCAGCGGTCGGGTCAATTCCCTGAATATACATGGCAACCTCCTGTTAGGTGTAGACAATGCCCTGGCGTGCCGCGTTGGAGCAGGTCAAGTTCCCTGCCCACACCAGCGGTACGATCATGGCGTCCTGATTCACCGAGGACTTCTTGTCCATCGGCACCCAGTTGCGGCGAGCGTGCGGCCTGAGATAGAGATAGTCCGTATTCAGGAAGTACATGTGGTTCGCTGCAATTCCTGAGTCTCCATCGTAGATCACATCAGCGGTAACGTACTTCAGTGTCTCGAAGCCTGCCGTTGCTTCACGCTCGGACGCAATGCGCTGGATGTCCGTCAGCGAGTCCCAGAATACGCTGTAGAGCGTCTGGTCCGTCGCAATCAGGTCCACCACATCGCGGCCACGTTTCGTTTCCAGCCACATTGCCTGCATTTCGGTACGCAGCGTTGCCGCTGTCGTGTCGATGTTGGCAACGTCACCGGAAGTCTGGTTACGCCAGAACACGTTGGTCGAGTCTGAACGATCAATTCCCCCAACCGTACCTGTCGTCGGGTCATCGGCAACAATCGCCTGCAGTCCCGTCAACTCCTTACCGGAAGTGCCGGTGCCGTCTGAATAGACCGACTCCGACATTTTGTTCGCGGCGGTACGCTTGGCGTTCTCGATGCGCTTTTCCAGAAGCGGGATAACCGCCTCCGGGCCTGTGTTCTGAACCTCTACCTCAAGTCCCGATGCGCTGACGTTCACAGAGCCCTGTTTCCAGGGAAACTCTGCAGCCGTGAATACATCGGACGGGCTGATGTCCAGAACCTCATAGCCGGTATAGAACTGAAACGTCGAGTTTTCGGCGTATTCCAGTTCCTCGGCAATCACATTACCACCACTGACGGTGCGAACGTTTCCTTTTTGGTTCAGTCGAGCCAGCAACGCGTTGTTGTTGGTGACGTTATCCGCAAATTCCTTGTTGCGCGATTCCAGCGTGGTTGTAATGATCTCCGTCCAGTTTGGATTTGGCATTACAATTCACCTCTGATGTGTTTCTCATAGTTCTCCTTGAGGGAATCACCGATGGTCGTCGGCTTGGGGGCCTTCTTCGCACTACCGGTCTTTTTCTTGACCGACGTGGAGGCTTTGGCAGATGCCTCAGCCTCTTTACGCTGTGCCTCAAGGCGCTTTTCAGCTTCCTCCCTGGCACGTTGTTCAACGATGGAATCGCGATATTCGGGGATAGACCACACGGCCTGCTCGTAAGCAGATTCCATGTCGTTTGCCCTTCCTGATCGTGACTGGGAAAC